TTGACGACGGGATTCAATGCATCGGAACACATTGATGCCGCAGTCTTAAGCATGTTCACAGTGGAAAACGTCGAAAACCGCACCGTGATGATTGTGAAGTCTGGACAACAGCTTCAAGTATTGATGCCAGGTGAAATTGGCCAGAATCCAAACATCGACGAACACGACGCCGAAAATGCGGTACCCGTTCGCTTGATTCGTTACCCGTTTGATACGCGCATTGTTCCGAGTGACCTGTCACGCATTAGCTCATTACGCGATAAGAAGATCAAAGCGCAAGAGCTAGCGGCTTTGGTTAAGGGTCAGATGGGCAGGCACAAGGACAACCATCGCTATACCGCCGCCTATACCGCGTACTCCGCGTTAAAAGGCAAAGTGAAAAACAAGAAAGGCACGGTGCTGATTAACTTGTTTGATGTTTTGGGTGTGGATGAACGCAAGTTGGATTTGAAGCTGGGAACGGCAGGAACCAATGTGCCAACCTTGCTCAAAGGACTGCGCAAAGCCACCGTGGACAATGCTAAAAAGCATGGTCATCTGACTTTGCTGGGTGTTGAGTGCCGTATTGGTCAGGAATTGATTGAACGAATCCTCAACCATGCCAGCATTAAAGCGTTTTACAGTGAAGAAATTCACGCAAAACGTGTGGTGGCCTTCGCGGATGATCCAAGCCGGATCAGCATTTGTGGTATCAAGTTTGTTTCTGACGAAGCCGACGAAGTGGCCACTAAAGGCGCGAGTTATCCGCTGGGTGTGAAAGGCTTGTTTGGCATGTTGCGTGCGCCAGCCGATGTGCTGCATTCCAGCTCAGCCAAAGCCCGTGAGTGTCACATCACGACAAAAGAACTGGACCACGACGAAGGCTTGGAAATCCGCTCCCGCGCGATTTACTTACCGATCGCTCGCGATCCATCCTTGTTAGCGGAAATCTACAGCTCTAACTAACAGAGCTTCCTCTTTCCAAACCCCTTATCTTTTGACTTATGAGGCACTTATGAATCTCAGTCATCGTGCTGTCTTGGATTCGCTCAAGAGCGATATTGATGAGGTGTTTGGGCAAGATGCGATATGGATATCGCAAACCGGCACAACGAACACCATAACAGGGACGTTCTCATTCATTGAAAGCGACGTGAATACCACGTCGAAATCAAAAACCGCAGGGCAACTGCATGTAGATGTGATCACCGCCACCTTTTGCGTATCACCCAATCATTGCCCCTGCGAAGAAGGGGACCGCCTCGACATAGACGGCGTTTCCTATTTGGTTTTGCCGTTTCAAAAAGGTGAGTATGAAATCGTTCTTCCCTTAAAAATAACGCAAAACAAAGATCATAATTGGCGGTAAAGCATGAACCTTGAAATAGATTTAGGGGACAGCGTAGCCGAACTAGAAGAGCAATTAGAGCTGTCGATTCGTCAACTTCAAAAAGCCGTGACACGAACGATACAGAAAACCGCCCGTTGGCTGGAAACACAAACCAAACGAGAGTTAGGGGTAGCCTTGTCGGTCCCGCAACGTGTTTTAGCGGCCCGTTATTACAAAACTTTTTACATGAAAAACGGCAAACGCACGGTAAACGTGTGGTTTGGCTTATCGCCCATTGCAGTGAGTGCATTGGGAAAGCCAAAGCAAACCGACATTGGCGTTAGAGTGGGGAAGCATCACTTTATTGGCGCCTTTATCGCCACCATGAAAAGCGGCCACAGTGGCGTTTTTAAGCGAAAACATGCCTCGGGTGGAAAGCGTTCGAAGCGATCGGACGGGCAATGGACAGAACTGCCCATCGAGGAAGAGCGTTTTTCAATCGAGAAAATTGCCTTGCCAATCATAGAGCGTTATCACGTTCGAGCCGAAGCGCGCTTTCACCAAATATTAAAACAAGAGATCAACTTCGTAATGAACGTCGAGGGGCAGTGAGTGGCAAACACCCATATCAATTTAAGCGATGTACACCAAGCAGTCATCGACGCCCTAAAAGATCGTTTCCCTAAAGTCACTATTGCCAGCTACGACCCAAGTGACAATCTCGAATCGCTGGCTCCGGCCTGTTTGCTGAACATCGAAGAATTACCCAAAGCGCCCGATGTTGGCGATGGCCGTTATCCCGTGTTGGCGCAATTTGCCATTCATTGTGTGCTAGGACGGGAAGTCGACAACTTGCAAATGGAACTCCAAGAGTTTGCTGTGGCCGTGTCGCAGTTCGTCTATGAGAAGGGGATTTGGCTAAAAGGTTCCGTCTTAGAAAAGCCGTTCAACATCGAGGCTTATCCTGGCAACTTTCGTAAGGAAACGAAGGGCGGTTTTGATTCATGGGTGGTGAACTGGGAACAAAAACTCTACCTCGGTGCGTCCATTTGGCAACCTGAAACCGTTAAAAGTGGCATTCGTATTGTGGCCAACCCAACCGATGAAAACGAACAAGACGAATACCGGAGCCTCTAATGCGTCAACTGATCGAAGCCATGGTTCGGGACATGTTGAACCCTTATCTCGAAAGAATCGAAGAGTTAAGCGAAGAAACCGAAGACTTAAGACGACGGCTACAAAGCATTATTCGACTGGGTTATGTTTGTGAGATTCATGAATCAAGCGCGTTAATTCGTGTGCAGCATGGTGCGCTTAAAACACCGTTCATTCGTTGGTTTGCCTCTGCAGCGGGTGAAACCGCTGATTATCGTTGTCCCTCTGTGGGCGAACAGGCGGTATTACTCAACTATGGCGCGGGTAATAACGGTACGCAAACCGTCGCGCTGATTGGCTTATTTAGCGATAACTTTCCCGCACCAAGCAATGACCCAAACGAGATTGTTCGTTGTTATCCAGACGGCTCACTCGTTTCCTATCATACGAAAAACCATGTTCTCAAAGTGGAAGTGAAAGGCGACGTGATCATTAACGTGGATAAAACTGCCACAGTCAAAGCGGGTGGGGAAGTCACGGTCGATGGCAGCATGATCAAGCTTAACAAAGGCATTGGCGTCGTAACCGGTGCACACAAATGTATGATCACCGGATTACCCCACGCGGATTGTTCATCCACCGTCACCGCAGGAAAGTAAGGTATTCAACATGGCACTCAACCCTGAACAGCTCGCCAAAGACATAGAAGCCGCTATGCAAGCCAAGGGCTTTGATCCGCTGGCAAACAAAGCCGCGGGGCATGATTGGTGGTTGGCGTTTGCTGAAGGCATTGTTAACCACATCACCCAAAACGCGGATGTGGAAGTAACAAAAGGTTCTTCTGCCGGTGCGTATAAAGTCACTTAATAACGAGAGAAGGTGACCTAAATGATTGGGATTGACCGCAAAACGGGCCGAAGAATAACAGGGTTCGACCAACTTGCCAGTCGCATTGTTCAAGTTATGACAACGCCAAAAGTAGGGCGAGCCAAACGCCCCACCTTTGGCAGTGATGTTCGTCAATACATGGGCGCGAACATGTCGGACAGCATGTTAATTCGCTTGCAGTCCGCTGCCATTGCCGCCTTTTACGAACCAGTGAATGGTTTAACCGACTTTGTGCCTTCTCGTTGTGTGGCTAAGCGATTAACCGACGGACTCGCCCTGTATTTTGAAGGCAAGTGGAATGGACAAACGATTAAATTTGAGGTGCCGCTAGATGTTTCCACATCAAAATCCACTGCCTAAACCAGAGATCATCACTACACCGAATTTTGATGATCTTTTTGAAACGGTAAAAAATAGCGTTCTAACGTATTTGTCAGACAACGCGCCGGATGATGTGGCGGCCGTAACAGAAACCTTTGAAAACGACGCCGAGTTATTAACCAAATTTACTCAAGCGTTTACCGTCATCCTGCAAAGCCAGTTCAGGCAGATGAACGCCCAAGCCTTGCAGATGTTTGGCATGTACGCCACAGACAACGATATGGTTGATCTAATCGCCAGTCAACTAGGCGTAGAGCGGCAAATATTGGACGAAGGCGACCCGAACGCCTTTCCAGTGGTACCACCCACCATGGAAAGCAACGATGCGTTGCTCACACGTTATTACCTTGCCGCCTATGCATTAGCGACAACCGGCACACGATCCGGTTACCGCTTCAATGCCATGACGCTAGGCGGTCGTCCTAAAGTCACGGTCGAAAGCCCAACTCCAAGCAAAGTGGTTGTGACCTACGAGTTCGAATCTCACGAGATGGCAGGGCAAACCAAAGACGCTCAAGCGCGACGCGTTGCACCTGGGGAAGTGGATTGTTTTATTTTGGCTCATGCCAATAACGGAGTACCAGTCGAAGCGCTAATTGCAGCAACACAGCAATACATGCAGCGGGATGACATCGCCCAAGAGACCGATTTGCTCACAGTCAAAGCGCCAACCATCAAGCCTTGGTCTTGTGACGCCGTGCTTTATATCCGAACGGGTCCCGATGCCGATGTGGTAAAAGCCGCCGCAGAAAAAGCCGTGCGAGAGTATGCGGAACAACAGCATCGACTCGGCGGCAATATTGAGCTTTCTATGCTGTACAGCGTCTTGCTAAAAGCCACCGGCGCTCATCGAGGCGACATACTGCAACCCACTCAACCGTTGCGTTGCCAATACAACGAGGCACCTTACCTTGAGTCAGTCCAAATTA